TTTACAATCTCGTGACTGTAAAATGTAACCACAATGGTCACATGTCCTGGTAACGTTAGCACATTCCCGTGCCATACGTCCACACTCTTTCGGTTATTCCGAGCATGTGGAGTATGCCAACACCGAATAGGTAGGCTACGTTGTTTTCTCTTACGTGAGCAGCAATAGATCCAACCTTAGCTGCAGTAACAGATACGTCTACTGCATTGGTTGTTTGTTCTGGAGTCACCATCACAATCGCTCCATGTTATGGGCTCTTACGCCTTTGTAATCTCCGGAGGCAAACTCTACGCTGATGAGGTTATCAGCTGCATTCATAGTTGCGCCTGCAGCTACAATGCACACCAAACCACAGGGGGCATCAAAGAAGCCAGTACTGAGTTTTTGTGCGCCTGCAGCACCTTGTTCTAAGGAACCAACCTTAGTCCAGACAGATGGAAGCGTGGTAGCGCTGTAAGGCGGCACATTACCACGGTCTTGGAGAGCATCCATTTCGACTTGGGAGGCGTCGGCTTCGAGGTCATCATATGGACCTGCGCCTGTCGACGTAGTAGGATTCGTCGTTGTGTTTCCTGCTAAATCATATTCAGCGATCACTGAATACAATGATGCAGTTGTTGCACCGGCCCAGGAGAAGAACCTGGTATTGCCTGCTGCATCTTCGACTATAGAGTCCAAGAACTCTCCTGTCACAATACGTGCATACGGTGCACTGACTGGGTTTGCATCTACGACTGCAGCGGTATCCGGAGTAGTTGCCGGATCTAAACCGCTCTGAAGTCTAAAGTCAAACCAGCGTGCACGTTGTTCCTTCGAGAGATTCTCTCGTTCGTCAGTGTAAGCTCTCTTGAATACGATAGCGGCTTCTTCGAATGCTTTCTGGTTCATCCAGGTGTCTGATAGTTTCCAGACTGTGTAAGAAACTCCTAGCGTTGCTGCAGCAGGATCAAGATCCAACTTCATTGTGTAACGCTTACCATATCGATAGAGTCGATGGTTTGTTTGGCTGAGGATTCGCCCTGCATCGAATTGACAGCTCTGGAAGGCTGCACCTGCTGCTAGGGCCAAACTGTGCCTACGTTGCACTGGAAAATAATCCAAAGGTTTTTTCTTTCTGAACGAAGGGTCCTTTGAGACCTCCTTCTTGTGGTGGGTACGGCTAGCCATAGAGGCTATTCGTCAGTCCCAAGTAAATTGTCTTTCCGGTCCATTCTTCATCCAGTCTCCGAATGGTCGTGCTAGACGTGGAATACTTCGAGTGCTCTTAGAACTCGTAATTCCGCCAAAAGTAACATCTTTCAAATTGACCTTGCCATTCAGGAAGTCAGAGACTTCAGGTAATTTGTTATCTGGAACTTTAACTGGCTTTGTCACGTATTCTACCTTGGCAGAATAACGTGCAATTGATGCCAACTCATCGGCGCTGGCAATATCCAAAGTGTATAGTCGACCTAGGCCCAACGGTTCTAAGATCCGTTTGTTACTCCTAGTCTTATTCTCAAGCTTCTCTGTGCGAAGCATCATTGTTAGATCATCATTCCATTCTCGAACTGCAGACGTTTCCTTCAAAGGAACTTTCCAGTCTTCTTCGAATCCCACCAAAACGGAATGCATGTGTGTATTCCATTGGTTGCCGGACTTATTGGTGAACTCAATAAAATGGGAGCCTCCGGAAATGCCCCATTCTTTCAGTCTGGTGTTAAGACCACGCATACTGTGCCATCCAGTGTAACCGGACATTGTAGTCCTCTTCGTCAAGTAATCAAACTGATCACTTAGACTGGCTGCCCGAATCTTCGAACTTTTACCAGGTAACGTCGAAGTCAAAACTCCAATTTTAATTGGTGTTCCTTGTTCTTCTGCCAAATCGATATCATACTGTAAGCTCTTAGCGATCTTCCACTGATTTCTCTTTGCTCGAACTCTTTCGCACCCGCTGCATAATCTCCATCGTGGGCACAGACTTCGGTCGTTGAGATACTTACGCACAGACGTGCAATTATCTGGCGATGCATCTAATTTCATCTCACCGATCTCCTATGTTATTTTTTAGCAGGTAGTGTAGTATAACAAGTAAGATTACTTCTTACCTTTGCTCCGAACACATTTAACAATGATATTCGAACAATCTTTGTCAAGATAATAGAGCTCTTCAGCAGCTCTCCAAGTCCACTTGCCGTTCTTCTTAATTCTCCAATATAGCTTCGCCATGAATTTACGAAGAGCCGTGTATACATGAAGGTTGTGTATACATGTGGCGCTGTCCGAGTATTCAGGATTGAAGTGAGGTTCATTCAACCCACTCCTCGCCGCATTGGTAGCAAATGCAATGAATAACTTGATCTCCTCCTGAAGGATGACCAGGTAATTCACCGATCATAATTTGTTTACAATCTCGTGACTGTAAAATGTAACCACAATGGTCACATGTCCTGGTAACGTTAGCACATTCCCGTGCCATACGTCCACACTCTTTC